CGCGAGTCTGGATGATGCTGCCAATCTGATTAACGAAGCAAGGTCACGCATCGCCAAGGGCAAGGTGATTGAAGCAGAAGTTGTATGATTTGGAGAACGCATCAAATCCTTACGCCTCCGTCCGACGAGGAACTGGTTCAGATGACACCAGAAGAGGTGTTGTCTATCCATCACATCTACCACGAAGCGATTGAGAACGCAGAGAAAGACCCGTATGAGTATGGGTTTCGCTTGCCTCACTGGACGAAGGCAGAAGAGCAACTTCACGAAGTCAATGAAATCCTAGCACTAGGCGGAAACAGGAGCGGGAAAACTCAGTGGGGTGCGTTCTCCGTTGTCCGTGCTGCCGTGGAGAATCCTAACTCCGAGATATTCTGTTTCGCCCAAACGTCCGAGGTATCCATCCGCCAGCAGCAAAGCGCGGTGTGGGCTTGGCTTCCAGAGTCTCTAAAGACCAAGTTTACTAGCGCGAACGCCTACATTTCCTACAAGAAGAAAACGGGATTCACTGATTCGTCGCTGATCTTGCCGAACGGTTCACAGATTATCTTCAAGACGTATTCTCAATATCAGAACAACCCTACGATTCTGGAGGGTGCGGAACTTGGTTCTAGGAATCCAGTCTGGCACAATATCGGTGTATGGCTTGATGAATACCTTCTTGGTCCCGAACTGATAAACACGTTGCGATTTCGACTTGCCACGCGGAATTCAAAGATGCTGGTGACGTTCACGCCTATCGACGGGTGGACTGAGGTGATTAAAGAGTATTTGGACGGCGCAAAAACGATTGAGTCTCGACCTGCCGAACTATTAGGGGGCGAGTTAGTGCCTTATGTTCAACGCTCAAATTCAAAAAAACTAAAGGCTTCTGTTCATTACTTTCACTCTCAAGACAATGTTTTCGGAGGATACGAAAGGATCAAGGAAACTCTTACGGGGAAAACGCGAGAAGAGATTCTAATTCGTGCATACGGTGTGCCGATGAAGTCACACGCTACCAAATTCCCCAAGTTTAACAAGGTAGTCAACGTGGTGGAGCCGGACAAGATACCGACTCGCAACATTACAAGGTATCACATTATCGACCCTGCTGGAGCGAAGAACTGGTTCATGTGCTGGATTGCCGTGGACGAGACGGGGACATTTTGGGTTTACCGCGAATGGCCTGGGGTTGACGTGGGCGACTGGGCGGAGTGGAGGAATGGTAAATGGATGCCGGGAGAAGGAGCTAAGGGGCAAGGCTACGGTATCCGTGACTACATCGAGAAGGTTATCGAGAACGTAGAGGAAGATGAAGAAATTTTCGAGCGGTTGATTGACCCCCGACTTGGAGCGTCGAAGTATCAGGTTCTGGATGGTTCCTCTTCAATTATCGAGGATTTGAATGACGCGGGAATGGTTTGTATCCCTGCACCGGGCTTGGATATTGACGACGGGCTGCAAGCATTGATCGGGAAAATGGCATGGGATACATCTAAGCCGTTGGATTCTGTTAACCGTCCTCACTTTTACATCAGTTCCGAATGCGAGAACATTATCCAAGCGTTGTCTGAATACACTGGAGACGGCGGATTAAAGGAAGCTCATAAAGACCCGATTGACGTTTTGCGCTACGCTGCGATTGCCGGAATAGATCATGTTGACAATTCCGTCAGTTTGGTTACAACTCAAGGGTCTGGAGGATACTGACCAAAAGCAAAATGAAATACACAAAAGAAATAAAAGAATTCTTAGAACAAAAAGAACGTGAATACAGAGAACGTCATCCACTTACAAGTGATGAACGACAGAAGGAAATATTGGAAGCGTCAAACAGCATAACGCTAGATGACTACAATCCTAATGCGTTGTGGACATTTAGAGATGGCGAATGTCCATTTAGTTGGTATGATGCTCAAGTTAAAGCAATAAATCATTTTGGACATATTTTTTGCTTAAACCCATTTTACGATAACTTTAACAAATTTGATTTTAAAACTGAAGAATTAAGACCTCCTAACTCGCCAGATATTTATTTTGGTCGTGAGTTTAAATCAACTAATGATATGCTAGATGATTTAACTAAATATGGTCAGGATTATTTAGATATGACAATTAGGACTATTAAATACCTTAAGGCTCAATGTGGCATTGAGTTCCCAAATGGTTGGGGGGACCAATTTTTAAAAGCAGTATGAAAGAACCAAAAAAGAGAGGACGACCCGCAAAGGTTGTGGAGCCTGTTGTCGAATTGCCGGAAACGCCTTTGAAAGCGGTGATTTTAGGGGCTTGCAACAACCCGACATGGATGCGCGGCAGGATCGACGGTTTTGCGGTAAATGTCAAAGTTTCTGCTCAGATGTCAAAACGCTTGATTGGGAAGGAAGTTAGTGTTATCCTTGTCGATTCAGACCTTGGCGACTACTACCAATACATACCATGAATCCAGTTCAAGAAATAGAAGATGAGTCCCTTGTTTACCTAGACAAGAAGCCGGATATTGGTGCGTTGTCAAATGCCTATGACACCTGCTTAATTGATCTGGATTACTATTTTGAGTCCTGTTTGAGGTCTTACAATGATCGACGGAATATCTGGGATGGGAAGTCGGACGACCTACGCAAGAACGGGGCAAATGCTTTCCCGTGGCAGGGAGCTTCCGACCAAGAAGTGAACGTAGTTGGCGAGCGCATTGACATGTATGTTGCGCTGTTTGACCAGGCTCTCCAGCGTTCCCACATCAAGGCGTTTCCGACTTCGATGGCTGCAATGCCCAAGGCGGCGGTTGTTTCTGGCTTCCTTAAATGGATGCGTTCCTCCTACATCCCCGACTTCAAGCGGCAGATGGAGCTTGGCGGGAACTACCTAATGGAGAAGGGAATCATGGTTTCTTACGTTGGCTGGAATCGTGAGAAGCGTTCCTATCTCCAGAGTGTAAGCCTAGAGCAGATTCAAGAGGCTTCACCTGACCTTGTGGAGTTGATTCTTAGTGGACAGGACGACGAGATGTTGCTTGATTTGATCCAGCAGTCATTCCCTGACCTTTCCAGCAAAAGGGCGAAGAAGGCAATCAAAGACCTACGCAAGATGGGCGTGGCGGAAATCCCGCTTCCTCGTCAGACGGTTGACTCTCCGGTTGTTTATGCTTGCGCACCCGATGGCGAGGTGATGTTTCCGTCTTACATTTCAGACCCACAACGCGCTCCATACATGTTCTGGCGCACCTTTCTTACAGCGCAGGAGTTGGAGAAAAAGGTGACGAACGAAGGTTGGGATGAAGAGTGGGTAGAAAACGCCATCAAAAACCTTCGTGGAAAAGACTCTATGTATCTCGACGGAGAGAAGGTCAAGACTCAGACACGCCTTCCAATCACCGATGATAATGACTTGGTGATGGTTGTCTATGCGTATCAGCGTTTGATTGACGAAGAGGATGGTTCCGAGGGTATTTATTGCACCGTATTCCATCCCCAGACAGAAAGATACGCCAAGCATGAGCTACTGAATGGATACGATGACTACCCGTTCGTGGTCACCCGCCTAGCCAATGACCAGAAACGAATGTATGAGGTTCAGACTTTTTCAGATATTCTCCGTGGTCCTCAGATGCAAATTAAGACCGAGCGTGACAGCCGCATTGATCGTGCGTCTTTCGCAACTCTACCTCCTATCATGCATCCTGCTGGACGTCCTCCTTCTGATTGGGGGCCAGGTCGCAGAGTCCCGTATCGGCGTTTGGGTGAAATTGCTTTCGGTCCGATTCCTCCGCGTGATGATGGTTCTGTTGAAAGCGAGCTTTCGATGCGTAGTCAAGCTGATCGTGCTATTGGTTTGGATCTTGAAAATCCCCTTTCGGCGGCGCGGCAGCAATACTACATTGGGAAGTTCCTAGACCATGTGAAGGACGTTCTTACGATGGCATGGAAGCTGTATCAGCGAATGGGTCCGGATGAAGTTTTCTTTCAAGTGACGGGAAATCCCAACCCGCAAGTGATGACAAAGGGCAGTCCCGATGAGGACTTTTCGATTATGGTTTCGTTTGATTCCTTGTCAAATGACCCAGACACAGCCGAGACTCAGTTGAAGAATATGGTTCAGTTGGTTCAGTTGGATCGTAACGGTATCATGGATGTAAACAAGCTACTTGAGTTTGCGGCTTCTTCCATCAATCCAATCTTTGCGGATTACGTTCTGCAACCAGCGGAAGAATCTCAGCAGAAAGTTCAGAAGAACGTCACCGATGACCTTGCTAAGATATTCGCTGGCATTGAAGTCCCCGCACAACCTAACGGCGCACAGATTGCCATGCAGCTTGTTCAGGCATACGTCCAGCAACCCGATATTGCAGCTAGGGCGCAGTCTGACGAGGCTTTTGCGGCACGCTTGCAGAAGTATGCCGAACAGTATCAATTCCAGCTACAACAGGCACAGAACGCCGAGATTGGTAAAATCGGAACAGCACCTGCCGAGATGGGTGGGATGACAACTCAAGGAATGGAGCAATGATAACTATCCCAAGACGACACGAGAAAATTACATTGTTGGAAGATGATGTGCGTGAAATCCAACTTAGAAATCTTTTAAGAGAACTAACAGAGGATGATCGGTTTACGTTAGATGCAATCTTGTCATATTTCATACTTAACAACATCAGGAAAGAAATAAAATAAAACTAAGAAACAAGAACGCAAGATTAAACGCAACGCAAAATGAACACTCTAAATTCTGACGTAGCTCGATGCAATGGCGAATGGGTGGAGGACGGTGAAGATTCCGGCTGGCGTGAAGGGTGCGAAACCTGCTTGCGTAGGACTGCCCCTCGTCCAGAACAATACTCGATAATTATCCCTCCTGCCATCCTTGCTTTCTTTTGCGAATATCTGATCGAACCCGTGACTCCACCAAGCAGTAAGCGTAGAGAGGCATTGTTATCGCTTTTAGAGAAATCTTAATTGAACCATAATGGAAAAGCGATTTACAAAGATAGTCACCAATCCCGCTACCGGACGCAAAAGAACCGTGAAGTTCGGGCAAGCTGGGAAGGCAGCAGATGGCGGAGATCGTATCCGCCCCGGCACGTCCAAAGGCGATAGTTATTGCGCTCGTTCTGCTAAGATCAAAGGCGATTGGAAGTCTGACCCTAATTCACCTAACAACCTGTCACGCCGGAAATGGAAGTGCCGGGGAAGCAAATCAATGAAATAACATGACACCACTACCAAAACCAACCATCCAGCAAGCCGTTGCCGCACTCTCAGACCGTGACGAGTTCAAAGCCATTATCCAGTTTATCCAGGATGAGCGCGAGAGATTCTTTGCCGACCTTCGCCAGTGTGTAGATACCAACGAGGTGATGAAGATTGTTGGCAGCGTGGCAACATTGGATGAGCTTCTTTCTTTGTTGAAAAAAGAAGGTTGACATTTCAACCACCCATGCTTTTATTGCCTCGCCGTTTCGTTTTTCGGCGTGTTTGTGTGTTCAGAGAGCCGTAGGGGTTAATCCTCTACGGTTCTTCTGTTTAGAACAAATCGATGCGGTGAACGCAAGCATCACCGATCTTGGCTGTTCGGCTTAAATTGAATTTCATCCAGCATATCGCTTGGTTCTTGAT